CCCGATCTCGTCGTTTAGCGAAGGCACTGATGCCGCGCAGGCTGCTGATCGCCTGTATGACGATATCCGCGACACGATGATTGCTCAGTATCCTTGGGCGTGGTCGATGAAGAAGGTTGCTCTCGCTCGTCTGGCGGCGGCACCTACGAATGAGTGGAAGTACGCCTATGCCATGCCGGGCGATATGCTAGGCGAGCCGCGAGCATTGTTCGATAGTTCTGCTGTCGGCATGCGTCCGATTACCGGATGGGAAGTTTACGGCACAAGCATATTCACGAACTATGAGTCGGTCTGGATTGATTACCAGTATCAGGTCGAAGAAAGCAAGATGCCTCCGTATTTCGTGCGCGTCTTAAAGGCGGCTCTTGCGTCTGCCTTCTCTATCCCTGTTGCCGATAGTGCATCGAAGGGAGACTTTTTTCACGCTATGGCATTTGGGGCAGCATCGGACAATATGCGTGGTGGACTGATGCGCGTCGCAATGAACATCGACGGCAGCCTACCACCACAGGCGATCGAAGATTTCCCTCTGGTTGCTGTGAGGGGCTAAATGCAGATAACGACACTTCAGAACGATTTTACAAGCGGCGAAGTTGACCCGAAACTTCGCGCTCGTTCTGATTTGGAGCAATACCGCAGCGCACTTGCTACAGCGAAGAACATAACAGTCCAGCCCCAAGGCGGGGCGAAGCGGCGGCCTGGATCGCGTTATATTGCGTCCCTCCCAAGCGACGCGAGCCAGGCCGTCCGCATGGTCGCTTTTGAATATTCTGTCGATACCAGTTACATGCTGGTGTTCACTCCTGGCAAAATGCACGTCTTTAAGGACGGCGCTCTTGTCACAAATATCAATGGCAGCGGTAACAATTATCTCGCTGTTGCGGGAATTACATCTTCCATCATACCGACGATGACTTGGACGCAGCAATATGACACGCTGATTGTTGTCCACGAGGATCTTGAGCCGATTAAGATATTCCGTGGCGGTAATGACTCGACATGGACGGCAAGCACCTTAACGCTGACCAATGTGCCATATTACGATTACGATCATATTGATCTGTATCCGCAGTCTACAATAACGCCTAGCGATACTAGCGGGACTGTGACCATTACGGCATCTGCCTATACAGGTGACACAGGTGGGTTGCAGGCGGCAACAACAACAACGATGACGCTTAAAGCAGCGGCCAGTGCCGTTGACGACATATTCGTAGGGTTGTGCATCGTTATGACCAGCGGCGCACAAAGCGGGAAGGCCCGTAAGATAACGGACTACGTTGGCTCGACAAAGGTCGCCACTGTATATCCGGCTTGGGACACGGCTCCTTTGGCCGGGGATAACTACAAGGTTGTCCCATATGCAGCGGAAAGTGTAAACCAATACATCAATGCTGTACCATTTGGGCGTGCCAGAATTGTTAAGTTCCTGACTGATACATCTGTTCAAGTCTACACCACAGTTCCATTCCCCAGCACAGACCCAATCGTGTCCGGCGACCATAGTGCCGAATGCTTTTATGAGCCGGTATGGTCTGCCACCCGTGGCTGGCCGCGTAGTGTCGCGTTCTATCAGGGCCGATTATACTTTGGTGGATCTAAGGGGCGGCCATCGACAATTTGGGGTAGCCGGGTAGGCCAGTATTTTGACTTCAATCCTGGCGAATCATTGGCTGATGATAGCGTTGAGGCAACAGCAGATACCGGCCAGCTTAACTCAATCAACGATCTATACCCAGGCCGGGCGCTGCAAATCTTCACGACAGGTGGCGAGTTTTATGCGCCGCAGCCTGGCGACGATCCTATTACACCGCAGAACTTCTTCCTGAAGCTACAGACAGAAAACGGGTCGCGTCAGGGCATTCGCGTTGTTAACGTCGAGGGCGGCACAATCTTTGTGCAGAGGCAAGGCAAGGCGCTGCAAGAGTTCATCTACGCAGATACGCAGGCCGCATTTACGTCTGCCCGTATCTCGTTGCTGTCGTCGCATTTGCTGAAGTCTCCATCGGAGATGGCTGTCCGCGCAGCGACATCTACCGATGAAGGCGATCGTTTGCTGATCGTAAACGACGATGATGGCACGATTGCTTGTTATACGCTGCTTCGTTCGCAGAAGGTTATTGCGGCATCGGAGTGGCAAACTGATGGCGTTTTCTTGTCAGTTGGCGTTGATATCGACGACATCTATGTTGTGGTCAAGAGGACACTGCCCGACACGAGTGTCAACTATTACGTCGAAATCTTTGACGAGGCTCTGCTTGTTGACTGCGCCAAGGACGCGACGGTTGGATCTCCAACTAGCGGCGTCAGTGGCTTGTCGTTTATTGAGGGCAAGACTGTTAAGGTGATCCGTGATGGCGTCGTGGGGGCGGATAAGACGGTAACGTCTGGTGCCATCACGTTTGATCGCGATGCAGAGTCGTCCTATCAGGTTGGGCTGGATTACACGATTACGATCAAGACACTCCCGGCTGCCCCAAGATTGCAGCAGGGGTCGATCCGCAGTATGCGCAAGCGTGTGTACGATATCACGGCTGACTTGTTCGAGACGCAGAACCTGACCATCCAAGGTCGCAATGTTGCGTTCCGGCAGTTTGGTGAGGATGTCTTAGACAGTGCTGTTGTTGACTACACTGGCATCAAGAAGGTCGAGTGTTTGCTTGGATACGATCGAGAGGGCGCAATAACTATCACGCAAAATCAACCGCTAAAGGCTACGATCCTTGGCATTGAATACAAACTATCGGTGGGATAAATGTCGTTTCTTGCAGCGATAGGACCAGCAATTGCCGGGGTAGCATCCACAGTAGGAGCGGCTGCTACCGGCATAGGGCTTACGTCATCAACACTTGGACTTCTGAGCAGCGTCGTCAGTGGCGTTGGCGCTCTTGCTACTGGCATGGCGCAGGCCAAGGCTATGGAAATCCAATCAACCAACGCCTTGATTCAGGGTAATCAACAGGCGATGAACTATCAGCGCCAGGCTATACAGGTGATGAACCGCACGATGGAGACAGAGGCGGCTATCAATGCCCGTGGTGCTGCTGGTGGAATTGATCCGTTCAGTGGGTCGGCTGGGGCTCTATCAGAATATGCACTCAACAAGGGCCTTGATGAATACAACTGGGCGCAACAAAATGTTGAGATGGCCAAGTTGGGTGGAGCCGCTAATGCTGCTGCCTATCGAGATGCCGCATCGTCCTATATGATGCAGGGCGTGTTTGGTTTGAGTGCTGGCCTTCTTGGTGGCTTCCAGAAGTACAAGTCTGTTGGCGGGCCGACTCCAACACAGTCACTTCCTGGTCCTAGAATTATTTCTAGTCTTACGCCATCACCAAGTCTTTCTGGCTATCCGCAATATGTAACCGGCACGATGTACTGAGGACAGATAATTGGCACCACTTCCCAGATATACGCCGGCAGGCATAACGATCGCAGCACCGCAGCCTGTGACAGCAGCGGCTGGTCAGGCTGCTGCATCGTTGGGGCGCAACATATCTGCCAGCTTGACGCAGATGTCGAACTTTGCGTTCAGGCAGGCAATGCAGCAGGCTGTCGTTGAAGGTGCAGAATATGGCGCTGATAAGGCACCGACGATCGAGCAGATCAAGCGGGCGCAGGAAGATGGCGATCCGGTCAATGTGCCTGGCGATACGACTACCGTGTTTGGCAGGGCTGCGAGGGCGCAGGCTCTATCCACGATGCGGCTGAATGTTGAGTCGGCAGCAAGAAACGAACTTGCCCAGATGCATGCCAACATTCTCAAGACGGAAGTTCCGGCGGATCAGTATGCAGCCCAGATGAACAACCTGATTAAGGGCTACGGCGATGCAATCGCATCTGCGTCGCCTACGGCTGCTGGGGCAGTGCGTGCAAGTCTCGCGACAATTGCGTCTATGCAGTACAAGGTGCATGCTACGCAACTTGCTGCAAAGGCTGAAGAACGCCGTAAGATTGCGATGGGTGCGGCAGTAGATAGCATTGTTAAAAATGTTGACAACATTGTGCGCGGCACAATGCAGGAAAATGAAGCATGGTATGCTGCTGGG